GCAGGAAATTCGGTAATACGGCGGTTTGCCACCTATCTACTGCGCAATTCTTTCCTTTATTATAGTGCGGCTTATTTAGCGTACCCTAATCTCAAGACGTGGCAATAAATTAGTACCTAAGTACCAAAGCCCTTGAATTCCTGTTACAATTCCACAGGAAAGCAATAGTACCAACAGCAGTTCCGCCACGGTTAAATTACGCCGCACATACACAACTTGCGGCGGAGCTTCCAGTGGGGTTTCCATGGGTATACGTTGAGGTACTGTTTGTTGGATGGCTAACTCCATGGCACGTGCTTTCATTTCAGCCAACATCTCAGGAGTAACCTGCCCTTCCAGAGTCTGTTGCATGGGAAGTTGGCTAGGTGGAATTTGCTCTTCCATGATCACAAAGTTGTTTACAAAAGACTAGCATTTAATTGATCGGAGTGCAGTATGCCGTACGGACTACGCAAAGGCTTGGAAGACATTGCCTACGAACTAAAAGGAATCAGGAATATCCTTGGTTCCATGTGGCATAGTCGGTACTCAAACGCTGAGACCGATATTGCCAATCCCGAAATGTTTGCAGATGAATACATTTCGACAGAAGAATGTGGCAGACGTCTAGGAGTCTCCGATCAAACCATCCGCAACTGGATTGCAATCGGTAGAAAGAACCCTGATAAAGGCTGGGTAGAAGGTATTCATTATGTCAACGTTTCTCCCGACGTACACAAAAAAGCAGTCTTGCGTATTCCATGGAATCGCCTCATTCAGTCTTTTGCTAAAAACGAAAACATCAATCTTAAAAACCTACGTGCGCAGTATCACTTGTATCATGCGACCAAAGAGGTTCTTGAGTGATGGCACATCGTTTTAAGGGAATTGATATCGATGCTATCAATATCGATAACCATGAGGAGCTACTGCCCAAATCCCTGGCAGATCAAGTGGAAATGTTCTTACCACCCTGGGGTTCCTTCGATGATGGTTGCTTGCGTCGTTACCTAGAAAACTTAAAGAACTACGAAGAAGAAGATGCCAACTCTGGCATGACCTTGGCCAATCGATTACGACTGGCATTCAAAGACCTAAACCCAGATACAATCTGCGGTAAATTTCCACAAGCAGAGTTGCCTCTTAAACGTCGGTTGCGATGTGTTGCCGAGTATTTAATCAGGTCCGGGGAATTTGATAAGGTGCGAGATGAGCAAGGAAAACTCTGCAAGAAACGCGGCGTGCTTGGCAAGTTGGTTGTCTTGTACCAGCCAACTCCAAAACTGTTAGAATCTCTGCATCGTCAAGGGTTGTTAAAAAGTGGATCGTCGTGAGAAGTTAATTGCGTCAGTCATTGGTCCTGAACTGGATGAGACCAAAGCAAAAATGCTTGATACCACTGTCAAGCTAATCCTTGGGGACATGGGCGCACAGTACGTTAAGTTTTGGGACGCAGAAGGTCCTGGCGTCTTGGTATTTCAGCCTGACAATAAAGAGCGCTCTATATTCTTTTGGACGTTAAAAGAAATTCACGCAGCAGAAGAAGATTGCGAACATAACAATAACGGTGATCTTGCCGAGACATTGCGACGCATTCTTGCCGCTGCACAAAAGATTGATCCGATGGAGAAGGCAGGGTATATCATCAATGATGACAAGGGTCTTCGCTATTTGGAAATAGCGTATAACGACATCGTTAACAATGACTGAGAAAGGTATTCGCGGCGTATCCGCCAGGGTTGAAGGCGCAGAACTTATTACCAACGCAGACTTGGTGCATGCTGCCAACGAACTTCTAGGCGGTATTGACTTGGATGTGGCAAGCTCCAAGGTTGCTAATGAGTACGTACAAGCGACCGAATACTACACGCCTGTGGATGATGGGTTAAATAACCAACAATGGTACGGAAGCTGCTATTTGTTTCCACCAGCGGGATCATACTTCTGGGACCAAAAGAACCAACGGTGGAAGATGACACGTGCTTCGTCATTGACGTTGACTTCTTCGCATGCCGTATGGTTCCGTCGAATGTACCATGCATGGCTAGCGGACGAAATTGAGCAAGGACTTTACTTCAGCAACTGCCCTGACATGATTCGATACGAGCCAAAGATCTTTAAATTCCCCATGTGCGTTCTACGTACTGTCCCTTATTTGCTCCGTAATCTTGATGGGAATGTAGAGAAAAAACAAACGTGCACGTCTTTCTTGGTCTATCTGCCTCCCAAAGATCGCTCAGGAGATGCAGTAGAACACTTCTGTAAAATCTACGGCGAACGTGGCCATCTCCTTGTAGACTGAACAAGCTATCGAGGTCTTATGAGCGTCCTGGCCGATTGGGAAATCAAAGAGCGTGCCGAGAAAGAACAAATGATCGAACCATTTGTTGATCGTCTAATCAGCAAAGAAGATGGTCGGCGTTTGTTAAGTTATGGACTTAGCTCTTACGGATATGACATTCGTTTGTCCCCTAGCCAGTGCTTGATCTTTGGTAAAATTCAAACCGGTGATTGCGATCCAAAGGCCTTTGATGAAAGTATTTTAAAACCTGCGGAACTCCTGGAAGATGAACGCGGCAAATACTTTCTTCTTCCTCCGTATGGGTATTGTTTAGGCGTTGCACAAGAACGTCTGAAGTTGCCTCGTGATGTCACTGTTGTTGCCGTTGGTAAATCTACGTACGCACGCTCAGGAATCCTAGTTAACATCACGCCCGCTGAAAGTGGGTGGGAAGGTTACCTGACGCTTGAAATCAGTAATTGCACTGGTCTATTCAATCGTGTCTATGCAAACGAAGGTATTACTCAACTGCTTTTCTACCGTGGTAATCCTTGTGAAGTCAGCTACCAAGATCGGAAAGGTAAGTACCAAGACCAACCAAATACTGTAGTATTTCCACAGGTTTAACTACGTCCAAACGATTGTTTGGGTTTGTCTGCATACGCGGTAGACCCTGCACGCCCACCACTGTCACCAGTATTGGCACTGGTGGGTTCGTTAATCAGTTGGTTCTTCTGATATTTGCCAGCAGCACGTGCACTTTTCATGAAGCGGTCAACGCGTGCCACTGCTCCTTTTGACGCGGAACCAACGACACCTCGTTCTTGCGGTCGCACGTACCGCAGATCCACGTTATAAGCTCTTCCAGGGTTCAGATCCGTTGGTACCCCAGCAGAAGTGCCGGAGTCCTTGGCTGCGTCGTAAGTCTCTGATCTAAACTTGCTCATACTATCATTATAGAAAGGATATATCGCTAAGAAAACAATGCGGCCCTCAATGTTTTTGCAAGAGTTTGCAGCAAATAATGATCAAGTAAAGTGCCGTTGTATTGGTTTTGAGGATTTTGGTGCACCCCTCGATACCGTAGCCAACGACGTACCTCTTCAAGATATGTATAACACGGGTTTAGTTGCTCCCATGGATGGCATGCAACGCAACCCACTTAATATTGAAGGTCAAGGTTTGTATGGTCAACGTCCAGGCTTGACGGGTTACATTCCTTCCATGGAAGAAGGCATGAAATTATATGGTGCAAACCCCAAACCCCCTGGTATCCAAGGTGATATTGAAGGTGATCCAGATGAGATGGAACTCTTGCTTTCCGCCAAACGCAAAGGCTTAATGCGTTAAACCTGCTAGGCTGTCTCAGTCGGCATTTTTACAATGGACATGTTTTCCCCTGTTGACGAAACCAATGGGTGCGTAGATGGCGTTTGTCCAGTTCCCTGGGTTACAATTAAACCGCTTGAAACAACTCCCACAATCAAAGAGGATGTTGTAAATCATCCTTCTCATTACACCGATGGCGGCGGGGTTGAATGCATTGAAGCAATCGAGTCAGCCCTAACCAACGAAGAGTATCGCGGATACCTAAAAGGGAATATCCAGAAGTACGTGTGGCGTGAGCGTTATAAAGGCGAAACAGAATCACTGAAAAAAGCACAGTGGTACCTGGATCGTCTTATTCAATTAGACGAGAGTCAAAAAGGATGAGCGTAGTGTAGATCGTCGTCATCGTCTGACTCGTCCTGCATACAAGCCAGGGCGAGTTCACTGAGTTCCAACTCACTAGGCAGATCCCACTCAATATCAATTCCTTCAGAACACATGATTTCTTTGACGGCTGCCCATTCCATCATCCGTTGGAAGTACAGGTTTAACAGTGCCGCCTGCAGTTCTTCCCAACACATCTCCTCTGTTTGCAGCTCAGCTTTACGCATGGCAAACTGAAGCTCTAAAGGTAATTCAAACTCTTTACGTGTGGATTCGTTCTCCATGGAAAGCCTGAGTACTGCATTTATTCTAGGACGCTAGTCACTTGAAAAGGCAGAGGCGTCGTCAAGCTTGAAACGGTTAGCAAATTCGGCAAGCGCATAAGGATTGATTGTTGCTTCCAGGGTTCGGATTGCTTCCGTCTCATGGGGCTTCGCACCATAGCTTCTAAACGCACGCAGCAGTACGTCTGTGGCAACCCAAGGCTTGGCTTCAACGTCGGCAAGGAATAGGTTGATCTCTTCCCTGCGTCGTTCCAGGAGACCACCGATGACTTGGTGATCTGCATCAAAGACCCAACGTGCAATTTCTTCCGTTACGCCAACGTAGTCATCGACCTCAAGGCAGTCAATGATGGAGCTGTACAGGAAACTTTCCCAACCAACCGAATGACAGAATGAAAGCAGTGCTTGGTGCATGCACTCATCCAAGCCTAGGTTCAGCTTCAGAAGTTCTGTGTTTAGAACGGTTAGTTCATCGACAAGATACTCCAAGGCTTTGCGTTGTGTGCAGCACTGGGTTTTCTTTACAACACTGCCGTCAGGATAATACTGTGTACCAAATCCAATCGTGTAGGGCTCTGCACCTGTCTGTGGATCTGGATAAGCAAGTTCATTGAAACCTTCGTAACGACAGATTAAATCAATCGCTTGCCTGTAATTATCCATAGGGGTAACAAGTGTTACCCCCAAGTATACATAATTTTTACTTGCCTTGGCCGCGAGACAATTTACGTCCGTGGCTAGGACGTGAATGCTTGCCGTCGCCTTGACAAGTCTTCTTAGGCTTGGACTCAATCAAGATCGTGGTGGACTTGGGCTTTGCCATAGCGGTGAAAACTCAACGCGTTTATCTTAGCCGATCTTTACCATTTCGTTTTATGCGACCAGTACCGTGCCGACATTTTGTCAGGGTTAGAATCCTGGGCATTATGTCTGGCGTAATAAGATTTCTTACGTGCTTTATCTTTTGCTGTTGTTGGATTTTTACCAGCGCCTTCTACGCCTTGCTGACCGAACCGAATAATTTTTTCTTCGCCTCCTTCACATGCTTTAACAACGTGTGACTTAGTTGCATGACCAGGAGTTTTTCTTGGCTTGTTGCACTCCATGGAATCCTTGTGGATCTTGGCGGCACTAGCGGCTTTCTTGTGCTTGCTCATGATTAGTACTTAGGTGTCAGGCCTTTAAAGGCACTGGTAAAACTGCCAAGGAAGCCTTGGCCTGACTTTGATTTTGCAGTTACAGTATCTTCTTCATCGTCATCACTATACAGATTGAAGTAAGATCTTTTCTCTATAGGAGTACTTGTTTTTTTCTTGGTCTCCTCAGTCGTTTTTTCATCTGCAAACAAACTTTCAATAGATCCAAGAGACTCAAATGGGTCACTACTGCTTAATTTGCTAAACACACTGCCTTCTTTGAGACCTTTTCCTGCTTGTGTTAAAAGTTCCATGTCTTCTCGATTTACGTCTGGCATAAACTCTTTGTAAAAGTCATCTTCAGTTCCTGCGAATCCTGCGCTTTTAAACACGTTATACAACTGTGTTTCCGTAGGGTCGCTACGAGGTGCGGTATCTTCCGGACGTTCAATATAGTCTACGCCAAGTTTTTCTTGTGTTACTTTTTCTTTCTTTTCGTTCAAGTATTTGATTGCTTCGCGAATCTTGGTTGCTTCTCCTGTCTGAAATGCTTCTTCAATATACGTTTTCACTTCTTCAATCCCCATCTCTTTACCTGAAAGGCCCATAGACTCAAGTACTTTCTCCCACTCAGCTTTATTTTTAGCAGGATCAATACCTTGTAACATCTTGTCTGCGTACTCACGAGGCGTCACAAAATTCAAGAAAGAAACATTTCCTAGATTTACTTTTTCATTGGCAATGGCTGGAAGGATACTGTTATCAATAAATGACTGCGCTTCACTTAACGATAGTTTGTCACGTGCAGGGTCAAATCCTTGATGGATTCCATACACTTGGTAGTGCAATTTTGCAAACTGCGCTTTATCATTTACGTTATAGCCGTACAAATAAGCTAATTGATTCCACGTAGAAGGTGGATTTGTACCTGGTACAACCTGCTCGCCATTTCTTTTTGCTGCTTCCCAATCTTCGTTTACTTTTGATGTCTGCAAGCTGTGCTTCTCAATGCTCACGTCACCTCCAGAAGGATTAAAGTAGAACTCTGAATCAAATCCTGAAGTCCCTGAAGACTTGACAGTATCCAACCAACGTTGTGCACGTAAGTCTGCCATGCTTTTCAAAGAATTTAATGCGCTTTGTGTTTGAAAAATGTTTTCTTCTCCTTGTTTTACATCCATGTAACTCATGAACTCTGACATAGAACGAGACGTGTTAAAGCGTGGGTTTAAATAACGTTTGATGTAATCGTCCGCAAACTCTTTATCCACTACATACTGTTTAGAAGCATCTTGCCAATCCGAAAAGGTAGCACCTTCTTCGTATCGTTTTGTCAATGTTTCATCAAACCATTTCTGCCAGCTATATACTGAGTTTGATCGAGAAGGAATACCTGTAATTGCAGAGAATTGTTTTTCTAAACGATCTTCTGCTTTTTCTTGATCTTGTCCTCCCAGGGAAAGTAAACCTCCTACACCTGTATCTCCTAAAAGAGAGTTAGATAGTTCTTGGTTCACTTTAAAAATCTCATCAAAACCGGGTAACCCGCTATAAAAATCGTATTGCTGTTCTCTGGCGCGTTGTTTTTTGTATTCTTTTAATGTCTCATTAAAAGTATCTACAGTCAAAGATCTGAACTTATCGGCAGCTTCTTGCTCTTTAGGACCAAGAACACTGGACAATTTACCTTCAAGTATTGTGCTTCCACGAGACATCTTTGCTTCTGCGCGAAGTCTTTCTGGTATTTGAGTAATAGTTGGAATTGTTAAGTAACCACTTGCCCTATCTGCCGCATCTTCTGGAGACAAAGAAGAAATCCATTGTTTTAAAAACTCAGGGTTTTGTGCGGCTTCCCACTCCTTTAAATTGTTGTAAGAACCAAGTCCCATTACCTGGTCACGATACATTTGGTATTGTGCATCGGTCATTGGGACTTCTTCAAAATCCTCAGCCTGCTCTGCTTTGGTAACGGCGTTACCCCTTTCAGTTTTGCCGTTTACAACTGCGTAGTTGTATTGCAAGAAAGAATCCTGATCGTATTTCCCAACCAATGAAACATCTTCGTATAATTGCCCACCGATATTAATAGTTCCACTGATAGCTTCATTCCATTTGTCAAACGCTTTTTGTCCTTGTTCAGTTGTCATGTAATAAGTAGGATCAAAAGCGCCCATTGGTGGTTGATACGCTTTATTGCTTGTAGGATTCCATTTAGAAACCTTCCCGTAATACGTATTGACGAGATTTTGTACTACTCCTGTATTACTTAAAATCTCTGCTTCTTTGGATCCTAGATTATTCAATGCGTTGGCAATTTGTTTGAAATTAGTGCCGTCACTATTGTTATATTGATTGGCAAAATTTTGAAATTTACTATGCGCTTGTGCGCCTATTGTGTTTGTGTTTACAGTAATAGTTCCGTTTGGCTGTATTGTAAATTGATCTACCCCTGGTAAAAGACGGGCTTCATTTTTACCATATTTATTCCAATGAGTTGCTCCCCATTCTTCTTTTGTTTGTGGATAATTAGTTGGTATTTCTCTGTTCTCTCTTTGTCCATATGAATTCCAATGCTGTTCACCCCATTCTTCTTTTGTTTGGGAATAAGCGCGCGGTAAATTGCGACCTTCTGCTTGTCCATTTGAATTCCAATGAGATTGGCCCCAATCTACCCTGCTAATACCTTTTGGACGAATATTTGCTGCCCAATAATTTTCTAAATCAGAATGAGATTGTACATATGCTTTATAGTCTGGAGTGCCAGAACTAATATAAGCATTTAACAAGTCTCCATAAGAATCAACATAAGACTCAAAATCAGAGATGCCAGAGTTGTAGTAAGCTTGCTCAAGATCTGAGTATGTATCAACATAATCTGAAAAAATGCTCATTAGCATTCACCAAAAATAAAAACAGCTTGCTGTTGAATCCAGGCTTCAATCCTAGCAAGAGATGAGGAAGAGAAAAAGGATTGTTTCTCATACCATTTTTTCATATCCTCTGATCCTTTATTTGCGTTACAACGCCTGCAACAAGGAATCAAATTATGTCGATTAGAAGAACCCGACTTAAACCTTGGAATAATGTGATCAAGGCTTGACGCCGAGTCACCACAGTATCCGCATTTGTAGTCCCAGGCTTCATATATACTCTGTCTAAAACGTTTTTTGGCAAGCTTTGGAGTTAATTCAACTAGCAGGGCGAGGGGCTCGTGCTCGTTGCAAAACATGCTGTCAATGGCCGTTAACTTATTCTAAACTCACCTCATGGTTGCGAGCGATTGCCATACTGATCAATCATTGTAAAATTTTGTACCTCAATCCGATCTGTTGCAAAGTTAAACAAGCGTTGCAACATCGGATACACAGATAATGATTGGCAGTTGTAAGGAGGCACATCCATCCTTGACAGTGATTCCCTGGCAAGCTTATCCTTTTTAATGGAGTCTATTTCGTTATCTGTTTTTGCTACTAGTTGCCTTTCCCATTCAGCCATGCTTTCTATGTCAGTTGGAAAATCAGATGGCTCAGGAGGAAATACTCGATCTGCAAACTTAAGCGAATAAATGTGTTTACAATAACGCAGCTCGTCTAAAACAGGTGACCATCTGTCTTCAAGAGTTGTCAGCGTAATCTGTGGAATGGAACTGCTATCAAGTGTCTCCGTAACAGATGTGTAATCTGCAAAAGTTGACATACCATCTGCAGACGATCCTTGCGTGCCAAGGTTGTTGGGATTGCGTGTGTAGGTGCCTCCAAAGTCTGCATAAAGTCCTGGGCTGTCTCTCGTCGCATCACGACTGATGACACGATCTGTTGTGACTTGGTTCGTCAAATCAAACGAAGGAGGTGCTGTAATCTCTAGTGTGAGATTGATGGAGGGGTCTACTTGCGCAGGAGTTCTCAAGATACCGTCACGTTTAGTAAGTTCAAAACGGCCTGGTTTAACGGTGGCAATATTAGTGCGTGGGAATAACTTTCTTGGATTCTCCGAGGATACATAGAAGTAGTCTCGCCGTGTATAGTCTTGGCATGTGCAGCTATATCGTGCACCAGAGTTTAAGTAACGTCCTGGAGTAAATCCAATGGGTGAAGGAGTTACAAAGTTTTCATCTGGTGTTGCTTGTACAGAACCCGACTTACGGAACTTGAGGATGCCAGTGTTTTCGTTAATTTCTAGCAACACTGCAGATACGTAACCATACCGTGTTTGCGTATTGGGATTGATCGTATCAACTTCAATTAACTCACCACCGGAAGCAACAATACGATCCTCAAACACTTCCGAGATCAAAGGCTTTTGTCCGCCAGGGAAAAAGAATGGTGGTGGTAATGGGTTTGATGTGCTCCAGGTGCCTGTCAGTTTTACGTACCAATAGTTCTTGTCTTCTGTTACTGATTCAACAGATAAGTTACTGGTACTTACGGGGTCGGTGTATAAGTCAGTTCTAATGGCTCCTGCATAGCGCCACAAGCACCAATGCATGCCAAGCTCTCGGCTCTTTGTTGGAAAGCCAATAAACGCTCCCTGAATAACAATAAGAGGACTAGGAGCAAATACAACGTCCGGAATGTTGTATTCAAACTCGTATGTAAAGTATTGTCCGTTTGAATATATTTCGTAACCTCTACGCCAACGTGCCCATGCTGACTCCCTGTCAATCGTCCAGATCGAACCAGGGAGCGATCCTTTGGAAAACTCCCCTTGAATTGGTTTTACTTCCTTGGGATTAATCTGATCTTTTACCTTGCCAAAGTCACCAAAAGAATTTGTTCTTTGTCCGCCGAAAGAGTTGCCTCTCTTTGACATGATCAGAAGAAGCCGCCTTCAGCGTAGACGTGTGCGCCAGGGATGTATCCAGATGCGTTAGGACCGTCAGGAAACACGCCTACGTACAAACGGTCGCCACGTTCCAGGTAGATGCCACGGTTGCGTAACGGAGCACCAGCAGAGAGCCCTGAGGCGTTACCAGCGGCTGGGTTGGGTGCCGCAAGTTGTGGCATCACATCAGAACAATCAACTTGTTGTGTGTTGGCGGGAACACGCTTGGCAAGTACAACTTTGTAGTCGCCACTCGCTGGGATAGGCTGCGTGGTACCACGGGTCTGATAGACGACAAACGTTACTTCTGGCTGGTACGGACCAACAGTACCGCCGTAGGAAAAGCCACTTGCGTCAGGAGTTGCAACACCAGAATACCGAATGGTTCCCATGGTACCGGTAATTGCCGTCGCACCTGTATAGGTGTAGTATCCAAGACCGCTTTCTGCTGCTGGAGTGTTAAGTCCAGTAGCTGTAATGAAAACAGTCTGGCCACTTACCAAACGAATGCGTGTGCCAGTGGTTGTGGAATCAAGGGTGTAGTCAGGATTGCGATAGTAGTCATTACGAACAATAGTGATGGAGTCAACAACGCCACCACTATTGTTGTCTTCTTGAAGTGCAGCATCCATATCGACAAGGATCGAAGGTGCTTGTCCGCCTTGCACAAAGAGTGTGTTAGCAGATGCGCTACCAACGGTTTGAGTCGTGACTCGTACCGAATCAAAAAGAGGCCTGTCAACTAACAGGGGCTGCTTATTTGTATTTGTCGAAGCCAAGGGTCTACAGCACTAATATCCACCATTATACCTGAGTTTCAATAACCAGGTGTAGATAATGGATT